TTTTTTTGGTTGGCTCTTTATGTGTACGCACAGGCACACGCAAAGCTCTCTCTTTATCTCTCACGCAGGGACACACGCAAAGCTCTCTCTGTTCTTCTCTTTGTTTGTTTTCTCTTCTTTTCTCTTTTCCTCTCTTTTAATACATCACACGAGCCACACAGAGCCACGCACAGAGCAATCAAGAGGGCAACGTAGGGTCTAGGTCATGTTGTTTCAAAGAGTAAAGTTGCACTATTAGATGAGAGCAAAAGAAAAGATAATCTTTGTGTATCTCTTTGAGTATCTCTTCAAGTACATCATCAAGTAATACATCAAGAGACCATCATTAATAATATTAATAATAGATAAACAATAATAATGAATAAAAAAGAATGGCTAAAAACAGACGCAGGAAAACTCTACAAAGCTAGAATAAATAAGAATTATAGAGAAAAGAAAAAAGAAGACAAAAAGAAATCATTAAAAGTAAATAAATCTTTCTCTTTTCACTTTCCCAAAGAATACAATCCATAAGTGATTTAATTAATATTCCTACATAATCCCATTAAATCCTTTAATCTCCCATAATTGCCTTTTAATAGGGTTTATTAACTATTTTACAGGTGCGACACTTTTGACACTTTAACTATCCATAAATACATATATTAGAAGGGAATGTTTAATTTTTTAAAATTTTTTCAAGTGCTAACCGCAGTGACAGAAGGCGTAAGCTATTATTTTAAAAAGTTTCTGACAGCCTCAAACTCATAGAGGTCACACAGGGGGACAGCCCTAAATAAGTCGGACACCTCAACAGCTAGGCAATAGGGTCTAGGGAGTAGGTTTAGAGCTGTAGCCAGTCAGCCGAGAAAATTAAGTTTGTGGTTGTCTGTATCTATTAGATGCACTGAAGAGGCTTCAGCAAAGCCGAAACAATCAACAATCAACAAAGGAGTTTGACCACATGAAAATTATACATGCTGTTCAAAAAATCCAAAGAGCTGACACCTTGTCAAAGTTCAAAGACGAACAAGACAAGAAACAGCACTTTGACGACTACTCCAAAGCAAAGACGAAGGAAGAGAAATTGAAACTCTTTCATTCTGCTATTGCTGAAGGGTGGGTCAGTGCCTAAACAATTAAGTTTGTTTAGTGCTGAAGAGTTGGCGAAATGCTATCTACATTCGGTTGTAGTTCGTAAAGTTCGCCAATCTCTACACAAAGAGAAACAGAAAAAACAGAAACTTGATAACGTGATTAAGTTTCCTATTAAATTTGTTTCTTAATGTTTCACAGTCCAAAGTATTGGAAGGAGTTAAAAGCCAAACGCAAAGCAGACGAGAAACTTGAAAAGGTTTCTATTGCAGAGCAGGACGCAGAAGCCAAAGAGAACGAGGCAGAGGCGGACAGGTTGGCGAAAGACAAGTTCCACCAATGGAAAGTGAAATATAGCAAAATCTAAAACAATGGGCGGTGAAATATCCGCCCTTGTTAAATCAACAAACAGGAGTTAATAAAATGAAACTATTAATTAGAAAACTTTTATATAATTTTCACATGCTATTTGTTGACGAGCATGAAATTGAAAAAAGGGTCAAGCTGATTGTTAAGTATGACCCTTTGGACGTCTTAAAATAAATTAAAAACAGACTTAAAGCGGATTTTAAATAGTCCGCTTTGAGACTTTTTTTAAAGTCAATCAACAATCAATCAACAATGAGGAGTTAATAGCTATGAGAACAAGTCCAATATATAGTGAAAGAAGCGGAAGACCAGTTGCAAATCAAAATATAATATATGATGATTTCGGTAATTCGTTTTTTCAATCATACAAAACAATAATCGCAAAAATATCAAATGCAGGTCAAACTGTACTTGACAAGAATTACTGGGATTATTCAGTAACGACAGGCAAATACAGAAATAAATTTTTAAATGAATGTATTGCTGAAACTAGAAAGAAAATCAATCAAGGGCTGTATAAATTAGCCGACTTGAATGGTGCAAATAATGTAGTTGAAGAGGATTTGAAAGCTACATATTTTGACAAATGGAAAAAAGAAGAGGCGGACAAAGAGCAACAATTTAGAAATGAAAGACTTGCTGAAAGAACAAGACTGAATGGCGGTTTTAATGTTAAGTAATAAAGAAATAAAAAACAACGCTGTTTTTATTGCTGAAGGTTGTCTAGGTTATGAAGACTGCACAAAAGACGAACAGACGAAGGCTTGGCAACATTTAGTAGATACTGGCAAGGCTTGGTCTCTTCAAGGTTGGTTTGGGCGTACTGCTTCAGCTTTAATTGAAGAGGGTATTATTAAACCTAAAACAAGCTAAAATATAAAACTTGAAGCGGTGGCATGTTCACCGCTTTGAGATTTATATTCATTTATAAATCACTTGTAAAAATCAATATTATTCATTTAATATTGTTAGCGTTAGGGATAACCCAACTTTTACAAGTCAAATGTCTTCTAGTTTTGTGTTGGCTCTTCGGTGATTTTTTAATCACAGCACACACTTGACTAGACGACATTTTAAAATCAACAATCAACAAAAGGAAACACCATGTACACAAGTATAGCAAATGTAAAACTAACTGAAGTTGAGATAGAATCAGGCAAATACAAGGGAAACAAATTTGTTCGTTTTGAAAAACCTATTGAAAAAGACAAAAAAGTTGTCTTTGAAGATGGTTACTCAAACTTAATAGAAGTTGTTTCAGAAATCAAACACGCTTCAGAGAGAAGACCAGACAGAGTAATTAGGGTCAGCTTTGATGTACAAGCGGAGTGGTAATTGAGTTATAAAAAATATAAAATAAGAGATGGCGTTCACATTCCAAGCGATAAATTCCGCAAGAATTGGAACGCCATTTTTGGTAAAAAGAAACCTAAAACAGAATTTAAACCTGAAGGCGAGAACAGCGAAAAGCCTTTATTTTTAAATAAAAAGCAATCACTTGACTAGACGACATTTTCTAATTATGCGTGTAAATGCATTATAAGTGGCGTTGCATTTCATGCGATTGCGAATTATTATCAATTTTAAATATAGAAAGGGGGTATATATGCAAAAATTATTTGTTAGTGAAAATGGTTATTCATGGTTTGTTTTTATTCCATTGGATAGCATTAAAACACAATTAATGAACTGGCTACGTTTTACAAGATTTTGGACGTGTCATGGATTACTTAAATTTAAAATAAATACAAAAAAGGAGTAAATATGAGTGTTAATTTTATTCTTTTTAAAGTATATGTAGAGAGTTTCTCTAAATGGAGTAATCTTAAAGTTAATAAAGACAGGTATGAAAGGGTAATAGACTTCGGTTATTGGAGATTTTTCATTTCATAATTGTTGAAGTAGAAAGAGAGAAAGGACGAAAATATGTCAAGCGGTGCAAACCTTCTGAAAATAATAGAAGAAATGCGGAAGTTTGATAACCAAATTGAAGCACAGGCGATTGCTGTGTTTTTCTTTGTTGCTACTCATAGCAAAACTGAAGGAATTGCTATGCAAACTATAAGCGAAGAACTAGACATGGCTCAATCTTCAGTGTCAAGAAACTGTTATAAATTAGCAGATGTAAATAGACACAAAAAGACTGGGATAGGTTTAGTACAAACTTTTGAAGACCCAATGGAAAGACGTAGGAAGTTAGTAAGTCTTACAGCAAAAGGCAAGAGAGTGTACAACACTCTTTTGGAATGGGTTAAATAACAATGAAAGGCGGTACAGTATGCAGGGAACAAATCCAAAACTGCTTACAGAAATACACCGCAAACTTACTCTTAAAGGGTGGGAAAAGTTACAACAAAAACGAGCCGAAAAAATTATTACAATGTTAGGTCGTGGAATGTTAGTAACTGAAGTTACTGATAATCATGTAGAGCATGTTGTTGATACTCTTGAAAATAGAGGTTATCAAGGTTCTACAATTAATCGGTATCTGTCCTCACTCTCAAAGATGTTAAGGTATGCCAATCAAAGACAGTCTATTTATCATCTTGATAGAATGCCACACATTGATTGGAATAGAGAGGACAATGGTAGAGAACGATACCTTGAACTAGAAGAAGAACAAGAAATTATTAGATTGTTAACCGAATGGAATATGGTTGACTATTTAGAATTTTTTTTAGTTCTAATAGACACAGGTATGAGACTTGGCGAAGCGTTATCTATTAAGAAGTTAATGGTTCATAACAACAATGGAAACTATGTTGTTAATTTACCTGCTAGTGTTACCAAGAATGGTGAACCTAGAGGTATACCACTAACAGAACGAGCAAAGTCTATTGTTGTCAAACTGTTGGACAAAGCGGAAAGAAACGACCTTGTATTTAAACACTTAAAATATTGGACGTGTGAAAATACTTGGAGACGTTTAAGAAAAGCAATGAACCTAGAAGAAGACAAAGAGTTTGTCATTCATTGCTTACGACATACTTGTGCTACTAGGTTAGCTCAATCAGGGAAGGTAGAACTTCACATGATTGGACAAATGCTAGGTCATAAGTCATGGAAGATGATAAAAAGATACGCCCATTTAATTCCAAATAATTTAATGGGTGCAGTAAATGTTCTTAATGGGTTTAATAGAAATATACAATCCGATTAAGGATTAGTTGTAGTATGAGGATAGTTGATTAATTATGTTTATTAATACAAGTAAAAGAGACTGTTCCACTGTCGCATGGGTACAATAGGATTTGCAATCCTCTGCGTAACCATTCCGCCACGTTGCCCTGTTTTAGTTTGCCCTTATATACCAAGCATTAATTTAATCACAAGTAATATTAATTCTCAATGATAGACTTGGGCTAACCAGTGGATAACTAGTGGTGCCAGATGTAATTACAACCTAGTTTTAGAAGTTAACCCCAATAGCACCTCTCACAGAAACACTTTAGATTATATTCGTATGTATTGTCTAATACAGACATAACCTTTTACTCAAAACCTTTTGAAAATAGAAAAAGGCATAGGGGAGGTAGGGTAAAAAAAATTATAAAAAATTTTATACTTTTTGAAAAAAATTTTGCAAAAAATTTTAGCGAAACTGGGCCCATTGAAATGGACGTTTCAATTCTACGAAGAGCCCAGCTTCTGTTAATACATTTACGATTTAGACAATGTAAAAGTGTATTACTAATGCAGTCCTTAATATAAGGTTTCTGGGATAATATTCTAATGAAAGTTATCCTTTAAATTAATAATAGTATTTTTTAGTGTGTGGTCTTCCACGAATTGTAGGCTGAAATTTAGTTCTCTCTAGGTCTCTTGCAGTTAACATCTGGCCATAGTTTTTACTGGGTGCATACGTAGGTTTATTTGCGTAGTATTCCTCACGTAGTTGCTTCTGTCTCTCTTCTTTAACCATGCGTTCAACTGTTGGTACCATAGCGAGTTCTTGAGGTGTCATCTTGCCTCTTAAGGCTATCATTTTCTTCATATGGTTATGTTCTGCAAAAGCTGTATTTGGATATCGGCCTTTTTTTACAGCGGCTTCGTGTCCACCACGTCTAATTTTACGTTTTGCTGGGTACATAATAAGGGGGGACAAATCCTGTTTTGCACCCACTCTGTCTCGGCTTTTAAAAAAATATTTTCCATCCTTAAAAATGTAGAGGTCTTTATACTTACCTCTTCTCATTCCAATCTTAACTGCTTCCCTTGATTTACCTATCTCTTTTGCAAATTCAGTTCTAGTTAATGTGTATAAATGTTCATCTGTTTTCATATTCAAAGTAACTCTGTAACCTTTAATTTGACCCCTATGTACCCTCTATGTCTGCACGCAGACTTTAATTGAGAGTGTTGAGTGAAACAAATGTATTTTATCCTTTAAAAACTTATGGTCTCTCAATCTCTCAAGTCTCTCAAGGTATTCTTAAGACCTCAAAGTTTAACCAAAGGGAAGACTAGGGGAAGTGCAGAGGAAGTTTAAAAAGGTTGAGAGTGTGAGTGATGAGTGATCAAGAAATTAGCTCAAAAAAATCATCAAGACTTATGACAACTAAAGGTTCTCTTGAGTTCATCTTCATGGCAACAGCTGGTGTTAACTTATGTTGACCTTTAGAAGCCTGTCTGTACCAGTCATATATAGTCTTCATTTTGTTTTGATTTTTGCATTCAAAGTTAACTCCAACTAACTTACGAGCTACTTTAGATAACACTATGTCTGGCCCTGTTTGACCATTATTTGCTGTAACAACATCAGCTGGTCTCAAGTGTGGAAATGCCTTTAATATTTTATCTCTAACAAGGTTCTGTAACAGGGCAGATTTACGTTTTTTACTAATAGGTTTCATCAGTATAAATCCTTCCCCATATAGTCATCCCATAGTGCAGTCTCTGTAAGATCAGCATTATAGACACCATCTGTTTCTGTAATGTGCATAAGATACAGTCGCTTTTTCTTACCAGTCTCTTTACATTTTGCCTGTCTTGTAAGTTCTCCATTAGGCCATTTGGTGCAATTTTCCTTACAGAAGTTCTCAAGATCATTAGCTGTAAAATAAACATTCTTAAATAATTCAGATTTTTTCATAGCTCTAAAGCAGTCAAT